TCGTATGTTAGGTTAAGTAAGAATACTGTTATACCGAATGACTTACCAGAACCACGACCACCTGTAACAACAAAGTACCTAGATTTATCTGTAAATAAAGGTACATACTTGTCGTTTAATTGTACTGAGTTCTTCATTCTTCTTCGTCTGATATATCGATAGTGTCTTCTATCTGAGGTGTCTGACCTGCATTCATAACAAAGTTAATAGTAGGTGCAGCTTTTGCCTTTCTACTGTTGTCTGCATTGATACTGTCTGATGGCTTTCCATAAGCATACTCCATAAGTAACTTCATATTGTTAAAGTTTGTCTTACCGAGTTCTGCCATGTGTTTGAAGGCTTCCTTCTCGCTGCCAAAGACTTCCTTCATAGCTGAGATAGCGTAAGATGCTATCCTTTCTTTTTTAGCCTTAGTAGTCCTAGCAGGCTTAATCATCTTATCTTTCGTGGATATTGGTTTAGGAGCTAATCTCTTGTTATACTTCCTACCATCATTCTTTGAGGTCTCTTCTGATTTCTTATGTCTACTCATAATATTATAACAATTTAATTGTCTTTTCGTTTATTGTATAGCATTAAGTAAACATCTGCAACTGCTTGATGTATAGATTTCTTAGTGTGAGTTTCAGTAAGCAAGGCTTTTTGGTGAGCCTTGCAAACTTCAACTTGATAAACTACATTGTCTTTAGTAATGGGATATATCTTATAGCCTTCTTTAAAGCACCACTTAATAGCTTCTTGTGGTAATGGGCTATTCTTCTTCATCTGACAAGTGATAGCCTGTTTTGTCTTGTATCACTTTAATCTCACCTTCAATCTTCTTAGTCAGTACAAATAGCTGTGACACTACCTTTTCTAATCTGCCTATTCTTTGTTGTTGTGTTAACTTCTTCTGTCTCATAATAATTATTTTAAAAATGGGTTAGATACTCTTCCTTCTATCTTAGCACCTTTTACGAGTTCTACATCTTTAGGAGCGACCTTAATAGAAACTAGCCTATCATAAGGTGTTAATCTATTGTCTATAAAGTCATTTAATGTATTTACATCCCAATTAAAAAGTGTATTGTTTATTTTAACTACAAGAGATTTTATATCTTCATGAACCTTATTAGTTGTATTCAACTGCTCTTTGGCTCTAATAATTTGTATTGGCTCACTGTATTCAGGTTCAATAAATAACCCATTGTCAAGAACTATCTCGTCATGAATCCTTACATCTTTGTCGTTTACTACTTTAAAAGAATTAAAGTGATAGTAAGCTGCATCGTGAGATATGTCTATTGATTTACCAATGCTATCCCAAGTATGATTATATTTTCTAGCTATCTTGCAATACACTTTTCTAGCATAAGAAAACCTCCTCTTTCTACTTTTTGTAGCTATATCAAATCCGTACTTACCATCTAGTTCTGCTTTTAGTTTTTCTAATGTCATTTTGTTATATTTTGTTGTCTATTGTTTCTATTAAGTGTCTTAGTTCGCTTCGTTCCCATTCACCGAGATTATCTCCGTTTATTATGAGTTTGTAGTAATCTTTTCTGTCTGTGTCTCTAATGTTTACGTACATAATTTATTGTTTATTAATTAACTTCATTGTCTAATTCTAATAATATAGATTCAATAGTGTTTGATTCAGCAAATTCAATAGCTTGTCTTATCCCATCACACTCTTCATACATTCCTTCGTCTTCAAACTCAGAGATAACATACTTAAGCTCCTCAAAAGTCTCACCTTGACTAATACTATACAAAGTAAGAAGGTAATATGAGTAAACTATGTCTTGTTGCTCTTCACTATACATCTGTCCTCAACTTTAGCAAGTTATAAGACTCAATATACTTTAATTTAGCCTTAGACTTGTAATGCTCCTTGTAAACAGCATAAACAGCCTTTACAATTTGATATTTAGAGGTCAAATCCTTAAATAACTTGTCGGCATAAGCCTTTCCCTTGTTTTTACAGACCTTTATGTTGTCTGCACTATCTCCAACTATCATTTGAGTGTAAAAGTTCTTTAAAGCCTCTAATTCTGTTAGCTTAATCAACTTTTTGTTCTGATAATTGAATATCATTGCAGGAAACTGTAAATAATCTTTATCTATGGATACAATAACAGGTGATTCGTTGTTTTCATTGCTTTGATGCCATATCTTAGCGACTAAATCATCGGTCTCTATACCATAACCCCATTTAGCATACCAATCTGACTTACAATACTCATGTAACTCATCTAACAAAGGTGGAAGCTCTGTATCTTTACGATTAGCCTTATAGCTACTCGTAATAAACTTCCTGAAGTTACCTTTTGAACCAGAACAAACTACAAGACTCATTATATCATAGCCTAAGTCCTGCAAATCATTAAGAGACTCGTTAATTCTAGCATCTAACTTGTTCTTGGCATCTGATATGTTACCAGAGTTGACTGCTGAAGCGTAAATCATGCTATCAGCATCTAAAATAGCTTTTATATCCATAGTTGATTATTTCTTATGCAAATATAGGGAATATATTTAACATATCCTATTGTTTTTCGTTATATTCACTTAGAGGAGCTTTGCCCTCACGCTCTAATTCCTTCTGTAGGTTCGCTAAGGCTCTCCAAGCTACCTTAGCACTATGTTTAACCCCATCTGAGTCTGTAGTACCAGCTTCCATCAAATGTCTCGCTAAAGCATCTAATTCGTCTCCTGACTTGCTTCTATCCCAATGTAAGGGCTTGTCTGGATGATGTTGTTGGTTTCCTGTCCAAGAGGTCTTAGAAACCTCCCTAATAGCATCTGGGAAGTAATTAAGTACTCCACTAAATATAGGCATTTCTTTTCTGCCTGTAGCATAATCCTGTTGTGCAAATGGTGGGTTCTCTAAGTAAGCTCCTTCAGTTCCACTTATTATGTCGTGTGTTATAGTCATTGTCCACATATTAAAATAATTCTTTTATAGGTAACAAAATCCCTTTGGAGGTATTGTTGTCACCACCTAACTTGTCTCTGTTTGTGCCTAAGTATTGTCTGCATCTTTCCTTCAATATACTTGACTGTATCAAATGAAATGTATCCCCAATACAAAAGCAATAGTAGTCGGCTTGACTAGTGCTTATGCCACTAGCCTTGCCTCTACTGAAATACTCTATGTAAACATTACCTGTCTTCATAGCTTGTAAGTCATACTTAACTTCTATAGTCTTAGAGTTGAATATCTCACCGAGTTCCTCCTCTTTAACTTGACCAACCTTAAGGTCATATTTGAAGTCGTTATTGTAATTCATTACAGTTCCATCTTAACGTTAAAGGCAGTATGACCACCTATTACAACACCAAGACCAATAGCCTCCTTCTTGCCACCTTGCATGTAAGCCATTGCATAAGACTTACTGTCTATACCGCATCCAACGGACATTCCGAATATAGCTCTTGTTTTACCAAACATCCATTCACAATAGAAATCTGTGTGAAAGTGTCCAGAAACAGTAGAAACCATATCTCTTTTTGCTGCCATCCTAGCTTTGCCACTCTTATCACCATGTACATACCTAACTCCATCAATATAGACTTCTGTTACAAAGTTCCAATTAGGAGTCTCTAGCACCTCTTTAAACTCCTTAATCCACTTGCTAGGAATGTTAGATGATTGTGCCTTACGAATAATAATCCTGTCGTGATTTCCAAGAGTTACATCGGCATCTGGGAATGCCCTGTACCATTTAGATAGTTTCTTTACTGCTTGTTCTAATTCAAACTTACCACCTAATCCATCAGCGGATGACTCATGATATGAACTATAGTGATTATCGATAACATCACCGATAAATACTACCTTGTTACAGTTGTGAATAGCATACTGTTCTTTACAGAACTTTAAGTAACCATCTAAACAAAATGGTTCGTGTAAGTCACCTATGACAAGAACTCTGTTCTCTACTTTAGTTAGGTTCTCGTAGGCTTTCAATACCTTTCCTTTTAATCTTGGTCTAAAATCTTTCATAATATTCATCACATCTATATTCAATACATACCCATTCAGAAGTTCCATCACTACGATAAATAGTGTAACAGTCTTGACACAAGGAAGCCTCACAACTAGTGAGAGCAAACCAAGCTAGTAATAACAATAGTTTTTTCATTTTATTTATAGTTTACAATTAATTTATTTAATTCACCAACCATACTTCTTATGCAACTTGAACAATTACTCATTTGCTTTCTCTGATTAAACACTCTATTATAAATGTCTAATAACCTTCTTTGTTCAGCCATAGTCACCCTGTTCTTGTTTAACGAAACAAAGTCACTTATGTAGCTGTACTCATCTTCCTCAAGGCAGTTAACTACGTTATAACTCATTATAGAGTTGAGCTTAGACTTCCTTTCATCACAACCGCAATCGTCTCCGAAAACAGCTTTAACAACACTCTTAATTCCTGTAGCTTTAGTTATCTTCTCTACAGTATCTCCAAGTCCTTTTGACTTGCTCTCGTTCTCTAATTCGAACTTAGCCTTCCATTCTTTGTAAGCCTTAGTTCTCTTGTCTCCTTTAAATTCTTCCATAATTAATTAAATTTTATCGTAATCTCCGTTATAATAATCTTCTGCATCTTCTGAAAAGCTCTCTCTTATAATATCTCTATATCTTTTTATAGAGTTATAAAGACTGCTCCTACCTATACCTGTCTCACTAGACAACTTATCTAGTGACAAACCTGTTGTGAAATAAGCTATAAATACATTACGAGAGTAGAAATCCCAACTATTTACCTCTGTAAATATCTTACTTATTAATTTGTTAAACCCTTTCTCCTGTTCTACATCAATAAACTCATCCTTTAAGTTTCCTAAAACATAATCAAGAGTCTCCTCCTGAGTATCTAATAACTCATTAGACACACACTTTCTTTTAACTCCATTAAGATATATGCTTCTTAAAGTCATATACATATAAAAGTCATTTACATCATCCTCACCATAAGAAATATCAACACCTTTGCTTAGGTAGTCATAAACTCTTATGTAAGCATCTTGAACAACATCATCCACATAAGCTGGATTACATCCCATTCCCTTCACTAACCCCACCCAAGTCTTTTGCTTGGCTGCAAGTTTCCTTAATTGTTCTTCAATCATCTATACTTTTAATTAAAATCTCTACTCTTCCATTGCCCTTGTCATACTCAGTAGGCAGTAACTTCTCAATCTTTACATAATCGTCATTGTCATCTTCCCAACATCCTAACTCTGTAATAGCATCTAATAAATACTTTGATGTTACCGCTATCACATTCATTTTATCTAATTTCCTTTTACTAGGCTTAAACACTTGATATGTTATGTTAACAGGTGTTTTAATCGTAATGCCTCTTAGCTGTTCTCCAACTACCTCCTTAAACTTAATCTTCACTTCATTGTTTGTGAAATGATTTGAATGTCCATAGGAATTCATATTAATTGATACTTTTCTATTCTTCTTGGTCTTTCGCTCAAGTTCAATATACATAGGTGTAACTATGCGATATTCATTTTTTTCTGCCATTCGCTTGGTTCTTTTTTAGGTTGTATAGCATCTCCTAAATCATCATCCAAATCACTAATTATCTTAGGGTAACCAAACTCTGTTACCTTAAAACTAAATGGCTCAAAAGAAAATCCTCTACTCTGTTTACATCTTACTGTTATTATACCATCATCCTCTTCATTCTTTTCTAATATTATGCCTGTCTCACATTTTTTCTGGGCGAAAGAACCCAAATGTCCTGTGGGCTTTTCTGAACCATTATTTGTGTGAATACAAAGTATGATGTGACAATTATACTTTTCACTCCAAGTCATAAGTCTCTGTATACACTCATTTGATTCTTCTATAGAATTTACATCGCTTACCAAATCAGCAATTCCATCAATCACAACCAAACCTATTTCATTATTCTCTGATATAGTCCTTAGCTTATAATCTATGAAATCAATCCTTGTCTTGTATCCTATTGAACGCAATCCATAGGTATGATAGCAACCTGCATTCTCATTGCCATTCATCTCTACAACCCTTCTAAACACTCTCTGTGCGTGAAACTTTCCTTGTTCCGTATCAAAGTGTATAACACACTTATCGTCTCTCTTAGCCCTTAATTTACCACCATAGTTATTCTTACCTGTTGATGAAAGATAAACAGAAGTTAGTAAAGAAACAAAGAAGGTCTTTTTGGTTTTTGGTGGGGCTGACACAAAACTGAAGTTGCCATAAGTTCCAATAGGTATTGGATACCTCTTGATACCATTTGGAGTATTCAACGAATAATTACCAAATGACAACGCAACAGGCGGATGTTCTATAACTTGAGATATGTCTACAAAACAGTCTTCATCGACCTTTTGCATAAACATTCTTTCTACTTCTTTATCTTGTGTACTCATAAATTTGTTTGTTTTGTTTGTTTGTTTTACTTAAATAAAAAGGGGAGGTATTACCCTCCCCATTTCATTAGAACGGCAATCCATCACCAGCAGCTACCTTGAAGTTTTCTTTCTTAGTAACGGCAGGAGCATTGCCACTACTTGCCTTAGGCTCGAAAGTATTTAGTTCCATGTAATACTTTCCTGCTTTACTCTGCTTAACGTCTAGGTTAACCCATCCGTTCTTAGCATTTGAAGCCAAGAACTTTGTCGCTTCATCTACTTTTACACTAATCCCACCAATAACAAATTCTGGTGCTGTCTCATTTCTCTTAAAGATGAATCCATCTGCAAATACTTTTGTGTTTTCCATAATACTACTTTTTTAATAATTGTTTAACTTCAGTTGATAATTTGTACTTCTCTTCTATTTGTGATATAGTTCCACCTCCACTTAAGAACTCTTGTGCTTTCTTAAACTCTGGAGTAGCCTTATTAAGCCATTTACGGGTGTCCTTATGGTCGTTTGTCGCATCAGCATCCTTTGTGTCATCTATAAGGAATAAGCCGTTTAGAGCGTACTTACGAGCGTATGAGGAGCTACTACCAAATGACTGTGCGATATCCATACCTTTTCTATTAGGGTCAATACCTGCTTGTGCAGTTGCTTCTACCCTACCTTCTGCATCAAACAAGACTGCTCTTGCTTCTACGTAAACTAATCCTGTTACTTCCTTGATTTCGTCTGTAATCATAAGAGTTAGTCCGTTGTCCTTTAGAAGTGGCTTAACCGCTTCTAAGATGTCTTCACAAGAACGATAGTTATACTTACCGAAATTGTTTCTTTGATTCTTTGGAGCTTTTAACTCCGATTGTACCTTAAGTACTTTGTCGTGAAAATTCATAATGTTAATTGTTTTTTAATTAATACTTTGCTAAAGTAAGGAATATATTTTATATTTCCTAATTTATTTTAATATTTCCTGTCTTACTACTGACTTGTATTCTTTGGGAACATCTTCGTCAGTTAACTCAAACACATAAGTTTCTAGCTGTGTATTTGATTTCTTTAATAAATCAACTTCTCTTTGTAATGCTTCTATCTGTGCATTCTTAAATGATATTAAGTCTTTCATAATAGTTTGTTTAAATTGTTTAATGTTATTGCTAATTCTTGTTTAAGTTTATCAAGGTCTCTTTTAAGTACATTGTTTTCGTTCTGTAGTTTATTGTTGTAAACTCCTATCACTTCAACACCCTTGAGCAAGTTCTTTATGTCTAGGTTATCTGGCTTTAGTTCATGCCAATCGTATATCTTATTACCTAAAGACTTGTACCAAGCATTGTACTCTTGTTGTTCTATTAACTGCATTATCTATAGTATTTTTCTACTATCATTTCTTCTATCTCTTGTATTCTATAGTATATTAAGTCAGTAATATCTATATCTATCTTTTTACCACAGATAAAAATATACTCTACCTCAAACTCATCTGGGTCAGAAGGAAGAAAGAAATTTCCTGCACTACCTTCAGTATAACATCCATGAACACTGAGTTTAACTCCATCTAATTCTATTTCGTGACTAGTCATTGTTTCCATAACTTTTTAGTGATTTTACCATTCGTTCATATTCTACTTTTTTTACATTAGCTATGTAGGAGTTTCCTTTCTCTACTCTCCAACCTGTGATTGGATTAATGCTTCTTTCCCAGAAGGGAGCTTGTTTGTATTTCATAATATTAGTTTTATTGTTCTATGCAAACATAAAAAACATTTTTGGATTAAACAAGAAAAGAGCTACATTTCTGCAACTCTCTCCTTAAACAAAACAAAAAACAAAACATTATCTTAAATATAAAGCCATTGGCTTTAAGTCATCAGTATCAAAATATATGAAGTCATCAGCTAAAGCAATCCTAGTAACACCTCTTACTATTAAACCTCTCATTACCTTTAACCTCTTCATATTGTTAAGGACTCTTACTTTAATCCCTAATCCTGTTCTATGAGCATCCTTTGTTGGTAAGAAAATCTTGTCACCTTTTGGCTTACAAACATAGCCCAAATCAATATCAAATCTCATTCTTTCCTCCAAAGCTATCTCATCTAATATAAAGACAGGTAACCTTTCCATAAAGTTCTTTCCTGTTTTCACACTACACTTCCCGCATTTACACATAAACTGTGACCACAATAACTTTTTTAGTTCTTGCCTGTCATCCTCTTCATTATATCCTCGCTCGTAAATGGGGGTATGTAGTAGTGACATGATTATTAAACTTTGGTTACACAAATATAAGTATAATTATTCTTACACGCAAATATAGTTATAAACATTGTTAATAACTTTACTTGACATTGTAAAAAAAAAGGTGTAACTTCGCTTTATCTCTTTTGGGTCAGACAAAGGAGGCTACCCAAAGCCGACTTGTCTTAGTTGTGTATACAGGATAAGTGTGTTTTTTAAGTAAAACAGACATTACTACCCCATCATGTTAAACATCCTGTGTGTGGTATTTTGAGATACCACCCCCATTATGTTAAACGAACAACTTATTGTTTATTGATTGTAATATTCTTGGATATCTTCTCAGCACTTCTTCCAACTACATATCCACCGATACCTAATTGTAATAGATTCCAAAATTCATTCTCTAAAGGTGGAATAGTAAATCCAAACAAAGGTGCTATAAACTTTACATAAATAACTATAAAACCAAAAGCTAACATAAGAATAGGTCTCCAGCTTCTTTGTAGCCAGTTACCTTTAGCTTCTGCAATGATTATATCAGTTTGCATTTTTTGTAACTCAAGTTCTTTTTCCTTTAATACTTGAATTATCTTGTTCTTAGCGTTTATACGCTCTTCATCATTAGTAAATAAGTTGTCTATTATACTACCTATTTCTTTTACTACATTACCACTTAAAAAGTCTAATATCTTCTTCATTACCAACGTGCTTTAGTTTTTCTAATATCATAGTGTGTAAAGGTACTATAATCCCCTAAACCACCCTGTAGTATTTGACCCTCATTAATTAGCTCATCTATTAAAGGATGTGTTTCTAATGATGGGTCATAACCTCTAATAACAATATCTGATGCTTTACCAAGTAGGTG